TCAGTAACTTCAATGTCTCTAATTGCAGAAGTATTCTTTTTTAATTCTGATGTTTTTGTAATTAAATGCTCAAGGGCATTTGGACCATTTCCAACTTGAACCTCAGATGCTGCATTACGCAAAATATCTTTTAGGCTATCATTTAAATACTCTGTTTGTAATTCTTCAAGATGATGTTTTGTTGAGCCAATGTCACCTACTGGAACAAAATCTCTAAACTTTTCTACTACTAAAGATGCTGGCGGAACTGATTGATTATTTTCTGAATACAACCTAATAAAATTCCATACGTCATTATGAGTTCTTAATAGGTTATCAACATTTGCCTGTAGCAATACATGGATTTGTTTATCGCTTAATACTGCGCTAATTAATTTTGCTTCTGTATTATTCACTAATCCACTTCCTTGCTAATTTTCTGCGCTCTTCTCTTTCTTTTTTATCTTGCTCTTTTTCTAATTTTGCGTCTAATATTTTTTCTGCATTGTATGCAAAGTAACTCCAAGAAGGGGCAGCAGAGACGTTAAAATAATAATCTAATAAATCATAACACTGGGCTAAACCATACGATTCAATAAGTCCATCCGCTGCCCATTGTTCAACATTAAGGTTAAGCAGATTTTTCTTTTCATATCTTTGCAAATGAAGTTTGCCATAACGACTAAGCAAAGCCATACGTTCTTTGCGTTCAGCCATTATTCTTTGCTGTCAGACTCTGCTTCTGCTTCTTTAACTTTTTCCGTTAATTTGTCTTCAACAAATTTGTAAATTCTTTCAAAAGCCTGATCTGGAGTTTCGCCATTGCGCTTTGAATCAACCACACCAAAATCAAACCTTAGTGATTGAAAATTTCCTAGATTAAGAGTATATCCAAGTGCTACTGATACTTTTGTATTTTCGTTTTCCATTACCCCACCATTTCTGCTATTAAATATTCTCTGCCCAAACAGGAATAAATCTACCGTCTTCTGTCTTCGTATATGTAAGTATACCGTCGCCCATTCGCCTTGTCAATTCTTGGCTTGTAGGAGTCATATTATTTGTTATAAGTCCATCTTTTCTTGGTTGTCCTATATGTATAGTAGCCAGTATAGCACGGATGTCTCTTACCATGCTTTCTGAATAATAAGATCTTATTTGCCAACCTCTTTGTCCATTTAGTCTTGAACCAATCGGTGGCGGTATCATCCCAGTCTTAATTAATTTAGGCATATATTTTCTATGACGATTAATTAATTTAGCAGTTTCTGCAACTGTGTATGCACGTTCTCTATTTTTTCTAAAATCAGAACGCAAACAAGTTTCAATTCTATCTTTAGTAATATTATAAACAGAAACCATTCCAGTAGAACGAGAACTATGATGCAACCTTACCAAGTCTCCATTAAGAAACCATATTTTTTTATTACCTTTTATTACAGTTTCGTTATTGTACGCTTGGCTCTCAATATTTCCCTTGCTAGTAGCCATCTACCTTCTTCACTTCCTGTTGGTGGATGAAAGAATCTTCTTTCTCCACATACCATACAATATGTTTCCATATGTTGAGCACTGCTATATTGCCTATCAACAAAAATTCTACCCTTGCATTTTTTGCAAGAAATCATCAACTTTATCCTTAGTTTGGAATTCCAACAATAACTAGATGAACTGATAAAGATAAGTCGCCAGAAGCCCCAAACCTTACAACACCCTCTACTCTTGTTTCTGTAACGCTTTTTAAAACAATATTTACGTTTTGTCCTGCTGGAGTTTGTCCAGTGTTAACTGGTGTTGCTGATACTATTGGTGGGTATTTAAAGTCTTTAAAGTCATAAGTAAATGTTCTTTCGTTCCCCGCCGAAACTGTTGAGTTGTTTGCAACTTCAACCAAACCGCCCACTATTCTTGTATTAGAGGTTTGCACTTCTGCTTTACCCGCACTTGCCGTATCAATAATTGTTTTACTTGTTTGTTTAGAAGCAACATTTGTAGAAAGGTCGTTTACAGCCTCAATTAATTGATATAAATATGTAACATCAAGAGGTTGCCCTCTTTCTGGTAGTGGTACTTTTGCCATTTATTCCTCCTATTTTATTATACCAAAGAAACTAAGCCAGAGTTGTATATTTGAAAATTAGCATTTAATGTTTTTTCGGATGATTCAACTTGAATAATTACACGTACATTTGTGGTTCCAGTTTTAATAAATTGATATGAATGAATGGGTGTTGTGCCGTGATAAGTTGCAGTAGCACCATCAAATCCAACAAAAACGTCATAACTTGGTCTATTCAATTCATCTCCCCAAACTGCACTAATAATTGATGCTGAAACCTGTACGGCGCCAGCCACGGCAGTAATTGAGTCATCTAATACAAGATTTATTGGAGACCATTGAGAGGTTCTGTTTTTATCTTCAGAAACAATTCTATATCTAAAAAAATATCCAACCTTATTATGATCTAGCGGTGGTAAAGAAGATTTTTTAATTATAACTCTTTTAATTCCTGCGTCAGCCATTATGAATTATTTCCGCTAGAAAGATCTACTGAAAATCTAAACTCAACATAATTATTAGTATTAGGACTCTTAATTATGGTTTCTGCTCCTGAAGTTTGAATTACTGAATATCCTGTTAATCCATAGAGTGGGTTTATTGTAGAAACATTTTCTAACTTTAAAGCGTCTAATGCTACATAGTAATTGGCAGATGGGTTAACTCCATCAATAACGCATGCATATATTTTAACTACAGAAACAGCATTCCAGTCAAACCCAGATGTCCTATATAGTTGTTGAAGTTGTTTTGTTACAACAAAATATCTCTCTGTAGCAAAATCATATTGTCCACCACTGCTGTCGTCAGCAACTTCTGCTTCAAGTCTTGCAAACTCTGTTCCACTTGTGTTTTCAAATGAAACTAAAACTCTGGCTCTTTCTGGTTGAGTGCCAGAACCATATGTTCCATCTCTGTTTATTATTGAAAATGCTAATCTTAACTCGTCTGTTGGAGAGTTTTTTGTAAAGTCAACTGTTGCTCCGCTTAGTCTAATGTAATTTGATCCTGCGCCTATTTCAAAAGTATCTTGTGTTGGACCGCTATCTGATTCAATATCAAGATCAGCCTCGTTACCTTTTATCATAATAATATTATTTAAAAACCTTGGTCTTTCATATCTTGCAACTCTTGGTGATTTAAAAAATATTGGATTATCTGCGTTTGTTTGAAATACTGGATCTGTTACAGCAATGACGTTATCGTAGTTTGGGGCATCTAATGCATCAGACTCTGTATCAATTGCTACTGCAGATGCTTCTGTTACATATTGCCAATTTTCTGTTTGTGTAAAAGCAAAAACTGTTTTGCTGTCATATGCTCCTGCAGAAGGATTAGATCCTGCAGAATATATTCCAATTTCAGTTATTTCATATCTTTCTTCTGTTGGTAGTTCTGCTGTTAAAACAATCTTATCTACACCCTCTTCGTTTACGAAACCTCTAGATGAAATTGGAACACGAAACATTTCAAAATCTAAATTTGTTTTTGTTGAATAATCTCCTATTTCATCAGCGGTATCTAAAGGGGTAGCACCACAACCAATAGCAATATACGAAGCATAGGCGGGGGCCTGACCAAGTAAATACTTTGCAATAATAGTTTTACCAGTATTAGTTATCATGAGGTGTAGTCTCCAAGATCTGCTTCATATATTGTACCACTTACGCTGATTTGTGTTTCTACTTGTTCATCAGGGTTTACGTTAATAAATTCAATAATTAAGTCTCCTGCTGCGTTAAGATATACGTTTTCTCCATTAGTTCCGTTGCCAGTTTTTGGAATTTTGTCTTCTAGTTTAATTGAGAATCCAGCAAAAAATTTATCTGCGGTTTGCTGTAGGCTAAGAATATTATTTGGATTATACCTTTGTTGGATGGCTGAAAGGTTTTTGATTGGTTGGTATGATATTTTTTGTCCATTAACAATATCAGACCTTGTTATGCTAATTAATTCTTGACCGCCAATATTTTCAAATATTTGATCAAACATTCCATCTGTAGGAATATTTTCTTCATCAAATAATATAATGTCCAGAGTTGCTGTTTTAACTGGTGGTGGAGCAGCATACACTGATGGAGCAACTGGTGCTGGAGGTGTTGCTGTAATATTTACAGATGCTGGAGCAGTTGCTTTTATAACTCCAGAATCTAAAGATCTTCCAAAGTGTTCTGCTTCTTTTCTATTTAAAATTGCAAGCATTCCAAGAGTGTTTATGTGACCATTAGAAAGAGTTACAGATGCTCTTTCGTTTGCAGTTAGTTGTCTAAATTCCTCAACATCTCTAAAATAACCTTGAGCGTTAACTCCGCCTCTACGTTCTACTTCTGCTGCACCAACTATTCCAATTGCTTCTGCTGTTTTAGCAGCATCTATTGCGTTATCAACTGTGTTGCCTTTTTGTCGTTCATAGTTTGCCCAATCTAAAGCACCCATGTTATACCTCCGCTAAATAAAGTGTCATGTCTGGACCATTTATTTTCCTTGCATACTCAATATTATAGACTATAAATCTAGAGTCAACCGAAGTAACTAAGTCTAAATTATTAGAATCTTTATAGTTAATTGTTACAATGTCTCCAAGTTGAATTGTTGGAGTTGCAAATATTTTTAAACCAACTGATTTTTTAGGAACCATAAGTTTGTCTATCATCCAACCCATTAAGTTTTCTGCATCATCTTGCGTTTGTATGTACGGAGTATCTAGAGTAAACTCATTATTTCCATAAATCATT